ACTCTACAGTACTCAATCCCCGCTTGAGACCCATCGGCTTGATCAGTATAAGATAATACCATAGAACCCTTTGTCATCTCTTTGTATCCATCGTTGAATACCTTAGACACTTGGTTAATTGCATTACCTACGTGTTTTAACCTTGCTTGTCCTTGTACTTGATCCGCAGAGTCAATAAGTCTTTGTGTTTTATCTAAGATTGAATCACCTTTGAAATCAATATCTGTTGATTGGTATCTACCATAATCACTTTTAATTGTTTCAAATTCATTATCTAACCTTGTAGGGACTCCACCAGGACCTACTTTAAATCCTGCGTTGTCTTTATATTTTGGTGATGTCCAAACAAATTGACCATCAATTCCTCCACCATCAGTGTATGATTTTCCTTTTAAACCAAATTGTAATTGAGCTTCATTACCTTCATATAGAATACCAAGTTCTTGTGGACCATAAACAATAGTTTGTATTTGTTTACCATTTTTTCCAATTGGGACTTGGTTAGCTGGTGCGTCAATCTGAGAAGGTTCAGAATTTTGACTACCAACATAATAACTACCACTTTGTGATTTATCTTGATTGAATAATCTATCTATTGCACTTGCTGCTCCTTGAATTATTCCTCTATTATATGCCGGTCTATATTTGTTATAATCTAAACTTGAAAATAACACTGATCTTTGTCCAAAACCTGTGTTTGCAACAAATATTTCAGAAGGATTCTTAAATTTATTTAAGATTGGACCCAAAAATCCACCTGTTAAATTATTTGCAACATTTAACGCCGCCTCAGTTTGTGGATTATCAATAAACGATTCATCAAAATAATCACCAGGAATAAATGACACAGGGAAATATGTTCCCGTTAATCTATTCGCTAATGTAACCGCAGCGGTTATTGGGTTTTCAGGTACGGTAATTCTCCAATTTTTTGTAAAGAATGGTTGTTGACCTGTGGCAATCATACTCGCACTAAACGGATCTTGTAATGAGTCTAAATTAACACTACCAACACTTGCTTGTAATATTTCACTTGCAATTCTCTCTTCAAATAAACTTTTAAGTTGTGCCGCACCAATTTTTGCTAAATAAGTATCTTGAGATAGAGGACCATTACTTCCATTTGGATTATTACTAAAAACTATCTCGTATGGAGAATAGGATGAGGTTACAAATGTTGAGGGATCCCAATATGGTGTATACATTTTAGGATTACCAACCACATCGGTTATAATAACTAAATCTTTAAAACCACCTTCAGGTCCGTAAATGTTTTGTACGTATGCCGCATCAATATAAAACTCATTAACTAAATCTAATACTGTATCTGTTGGTGCGTATGGCCCTGAATTTGATTCCACGGGTAGTGGTGCTCCAGGTACAGAATATTTTCCATCATAACCACCTTCAGGTCCGTATTCATTAAGTGAATATAAACTATTTGCAAGTTGGTTTGTTGAAATTAGTCCGTTTGGTGAGTCAATAACATTGGCAACAGAAAGATTAGTCTCGTAATTAACACTATTACTACTAGGAGAATAAGACCCTGGTACAGAATATGGTTGTAAATTACGGGCTAATAATATATCCCTAAAATTTGACGAGGACGCAAACGATAATGTACTATCCGACATACTTTTTTATTAATAAATACCTTGAGATCTTTTTTATAGAAAACATAATTTTGATAATTTTCTATTTCTTATCCGCCAAGTCCTGAATTATTAGATCCTAATATTTCTTTTACTTTAGACGTATTTGCTGGTTCACTTAAATATCTTTCAAAGGCAGGTTTAAATTGTTCCGCACTTAGTCCGTTTGGTAAAGTACTTGATCCATCTACTTTAATAGTCAAATCAACGGTCGAAGTAGATTTTGTTTCCACAGGTCCACCTGTTTTTACTTGATTTAAAAACTCTTCAAATTTTTTAATGATTGGGTTATTTTCATCAACTTTTATATTAGTTGGGACAACTCCTGTTGGTTGATATAAGGATGTTATTCTATTAATTGTATTTTGTCCGGAATTAATTAAATTATCAGTAGCACCTTGAGCAATAGTTGCTAATGTTGTTTTTACATTAGTAGTTAACTCAGATACAACTTTTGTTAATGATTCAAGACTAACATTACCTTTAAGGAAATCAATAACTCCTGACTCTAAAGGTTGTGTTACACCTTGATAACCCTCTCTAACGTTTCCTGTGTTAATCCCTGATGTTACCACTTTAACCGATTCTTCCCTAATAACATTCATTGTATTATAAAACCTATCCATTGCAGGTGTGGTCGCTTTACCAAGATTAACCGCTGCTTTAGCGCCATTAATTCCCGCATCAATAGATTCCAAAACGTTTAATTGGTCAATAGCCAATTGCTCAATTGATTTATTTTCATTTGATTGTTGTTCTTTTAATTTAGTGATTTGATCTGCGGTTAAATCTTTAACGTTAATTTCATCCATTTTACCCGTAACATCATTTTTAATCTGAAGTACCGCCTCACCACCTTTCATTTGGGCCATATTGGCAATTAAAGTTTTATCCTCTTCAGATGTGGCCAAACTTGGGAATTTAATTTTAGACATTTTCATGTCCAAGTCAGCACTCTTAATTGACATATTTGCTAATTCATCAGCTTGCAGACCCATCGCTTCTGCAACTTCTCTTAACCTACGTTTTGCACCAGGTAAAATTTCAAAACCTGACCCGTCAGCCTTTAATTTAGTAAATTCTTTAGAAATATTAACCATTTCTTTTTGTAATGCCTCAGGATCATTTTGAGCTAAATCCATCGCCTTTAATGGATCTAATAATGCACTACTTGAAACACCTAAACGTTGTAGTGCTGCCGACATCTCAATTGCCTTTTCAGGTGACATTAATTTTTCCGCAAGTGTAAATGTCTTACCCATATCAATACCTAACATAGTTGCCTGTGACGCCATTTTAGCTAATCCTTTAACCCCCGTATCAAAATTAAATAGGTTTATTTGTTGTAAATTTTTAACAACTAAACCTGAAACCGCAAATACATTAGCCCCAACACTTTTTGCGATATTTGCAACTTCGGCCATTCTGTCACCAACATCATATAATGACATACCAACACCTTTAAATTCCAACGCCAATTTATTTGTTTCAACACCACTTACTTTAGACGCTGCACCCATTTCTCTAAGTGCTTCAACTCCCATAGTAGTATTAACACCAAGTGAGGCCGGTACGTCTTTTAATACATTAAATGCTTCAACAGAACTAAGACCCAATTTTAACATTTCGGGAATAGCGTCAGCAATTGTGGTTCTCATCTCACCAATTCTGGCCTTACCAACACCCATTGAGTTTGCCAATTCTTGACCTTTTTTCATTAAGTAATCCGCACCACTAAAGTCTGTTGGGTTTAACGCAGCTAACATATCTTTACCCGCAGCTGCGGCATCATTAAAAACACCTGTAAGTTCTGTTGCTTTAACATTGGAAGCGTCTAAACCTAAAGCACTTGACGATGATTCTTCCTCATCCTCAGCATCCTTATTTTTTTTCTTTCCCGATTTAGTTCCATCAGTTTTACCTTCGTTATATTTTGCATCTAAAAGTTTTTGTAATTGTTTTTTAACATCACCACTCAGACCTGTTATATCATCTAAATCACCCATAATTAGTTTTTATAATAAATATTTAAGTGTTAGGTTTTGGGCGTATGTTCCTCTACTATCTTATCTAAAAGATATTTCCTAATGTAGGTTGGGAGTTTTAAGAAATCGTTATACGATATCCTCAAGAATTTTGCCAAATAATAAAATTCGTCTAATAAAAATTTTGAGTGATTAGAAGAAAGGCCGAAAAAACTCCACCCCAAAGTTGATGCTAACATCGACTTTTTCTCCTGATGGGGCGTAAACTGTTTTCCTTAGATCCAATCTCGGTTCGTTTTCTTTAAGGAAATTTCTTATGAACTTAGAATCACCAATTGGCATATTTTGACAAAAAACACTTATTTCATTTCTATCAGAACTACCATTTAACTCCAAAATAGTTTTATTTAATCTTGTTGTTATTGTTGGTACGGTATATCCTGCAGGGTATGAGTCAATTATTTTTGCAATTTCAATGGTATCATATAAACTTAACATTTTAAGTTTAACGTCACCTTTTGATTGTGGTAACTTAACAGTAAATGTTCCGTCTTCATCAGGTTGTACTTTAGGTTTTGTAAGATTTAACTCATCTAACATAATAGATGTTTCAAAAGACTGACCATTACTTGGGTCAATAGTTGTAATTCTATATTCAGGACCAAAAGATGTATTACGTAAAAATAAAAGGATTCCCTCAATATCACTTTCCATTAATTCTTCAGGTCTTAAGTCCTTTTCATAAAGTTTATTCCTTAATAAGGGTAAAACAACACTCTCGTTAATTGTTCTACGTGAATCAATATTCACTAAAATATTTTCATCACTTGCGGTTAAGTAACCAACCTTAACACTTTTCTTTTTTGATTTGTAGAATAAACCACCTGAAGGTAGTGTCACCACATCATGTGGTAAGTTAAAATCCATTTGCCCGTAAGCAGCCGTGTCTTGATCCATTTTTTTTATATTTTTTAATTTATTATTGCACAAAAAACCGTATACATCATAAATGTACACGGTTAATATTAAAAGTAAATTTTTTTAGTATACTAAAATACAGCGATCCATACGAATATTTGAAGAAATTCCTGCAATTTTATCAGAGTCATATGATAATGTACCACCATCATATCCTGTTAACCAAGCACCTTCTAAAATCCATTTCTCAACAACAACTCCTGTTGGGTCTAACATTTCCAAGTCCACATTTTTCTTGTATCCTGCAGCATAACCCATACGACCTGTTACAGATTCCGCACATAGACGAATCCATTCCATAACCGCTTGAGACGCTGAAGGTCCGATTGGATCTCTAAACTTAACTGTAAGTTCTTCCCAGTTAAACCTACCGGCAACATATGTTTCAGTATTTAAAAAAGGAATCGGAACTGAAGTAATTTTTAATTTAGGTCTTGCAGTACTTTCCACATACCACTCATTAATACCAAGTGATGATGGAAACCTTAAAATCCAACGATTTTCTCTTTTTGGTTCGTAAGGAATTGGCATTTTCATTAACAAATCAGCCATAATTTTTTATTTTAGTTTTTAGTTTATTTTAGTTTTTTATTATAAATATCACGATAATGAATTTTTTCTATTTACTTACATTTTTTTTGAACATATTCTTATACTAGACCAGACAAACTAGTTAATATAATTTCTTTTGTCCTCCTGCAGTTAAATAAGTCTTTAATATATTATCTTCTTTTTTATCAAAATGTTTCTTCATAGTTTCTACATTTCTTACATCGTCATCTGAAAAACCAATAAATGGTGTAAAGTAGTTACTAATCTTGTTCTTCATAAATGCCTTTTGTTGTAATGAATGTGATAAGTTTTTTACATAACCCACAAATTCTTCCATTGCATCTATTTTTCCTTGTTCGGGGTTAGTTGCAGAACCATCTCCGAAAGACACAGGGTGAAAACGACACATATCTAAGTAAGATCGTATTAGTTGATCTTTAGATAATTTATCTTCATCCGCTAAATCTCTATACTTTAAAAGATTTTTTGCCAACTGATTTGAATCCAAACCATATTTATTCTGTTTAATTAATCTATAAACCCCCTCTTTTAATATAGAAGGTGTGTGTCCTCTTGCGGTAACAATAGCGAATATTGAACCATTATTAACTGCCTCCACAAAATCATCCCATGCCGGTCCTGTTGGTGCTGACATTACATCCGTTATAAATTGTTTGTCTCCTGATACCCTGAAATCTCTGAAAGGTTCTTCATCAAAAGATACTATGGTGTGTCCCTCATATTCAAAAGGTTCTTCACCAATATCAGTTCTATATTCCGCAAAATCTTCAGTTGACATTCCAACACTTTTACCTTTATCATCTTTAAGATATATTTTTGTTGGCATAAACATAAGATTATCATC